CTGTTATCTCACAAGCATTACTTGCATCATCATTAGATACTAATATAGATTTTACAATACTTGTTGTAACTGCAGGTGCTGTATATAAAACAGTATCATTAGTTGATGTTAAATCTACTTTACTGTTTTTGTATGTGTGTGCCATCTTCTACCGTATTTTTCCAAAATTCATCTAGTGCATTGTGTTCGCAATTTATGCAGTCGCAATCTTCTATTGAACATTGACTGCTATTACTACAATGACAATTATGTTCACAGTGTTTACATTCTAAGCTAGAAACCATGCTGCTACCTCCTGATTTTCTGTGTTGTGATAACGCACTAATTGATTTGTAATATCTTCCGATACAAGTTGGTATTCATAAGTTGATAATAATATACCTTCCCATGTATAGGCAGGATAGTTATAAACGTATTCTAAATTTCTTATATTAGCCATTAAAAGTGGTGTCCTCCAGCGTGTCCTGGACCGCCTACTGGTCCACCTTTTCCTGGTCCACCTCTAGCTGGTCCATTATGCTTCGGACCTTCCTTTTTACCATTCTTTTTATCACCCGTCTTTGCTCCTTTATAAGCACTTTTGGCTATGGATTCTGCAAAGGTTTTAGATTCTTTAATATCTTTTTGAGTTTGTGCATCTGCTATCGCTGCATCACGCATTGCTTCCATATTTGCCATACCTTCAGCGGTTACATCTAGTCCATAATTGGTAACGAGCATACCTGGATCCACTTTAGACATAGCTTTACCTGGATGATCTCCTAATCCTAGAGGATCTGGATTACTTATATTACTTGGATCAAATCCGCCTTCTGGAAGAGGTGCTTGTCGTGGATCAATTAAACCAGGAGTAAAGTCTCCAATACCATAAGGATCAGTACCATAAGTTACATTACCTGCTTCATCCATCGTCATAGTAGATTTGTCTGGA